AAGAACACTTGGTTTATGTCGCCAGACAACAAGCGAATGACTGCTACCGCTTACGGGTTGCATGAAGAAGCAATTGTTGATAACGCGATTAAAGCTAATACGCCTGAATACTTTGAGTTTATTGACTCAGGGATGAGAGAGGCGTATCCTAAGTTTGGATGGCAGGGTACAAGCGATACATATGGGCGTAACGCAACTTCGACTGCCTCCAACCGCTCCACGGTAGTGGCTTCGTCTGGTAGGAATAACGGAGCAAAACCGCGCAAATGGAAGATGTCGTCCACCCAAATCGCTCTCGCCAAGAGACTTGGGCTTACCAATGAACAGTATGCCAAACAGCAATATAAGGAAAGTTTGAGATGACTGAAGAGCGCAAATCAAGAGAGAAAGAATCGCGTAGTGAAGAAGCGAGACCTGATGACACTTGGGTTCCCGCATCCATCTTACCTGACCCCAACCCTCAAGAGGGATGGACGTTTCGATGGGTACGGACAAGTACGTTAGGACAAGCTGACAATACTCATGTTTCACGCATGTTTAGGGAAGGTTGGGTTGCCTGTAAGGCCGAAGATCATCCAGAACTCATGCTGGAATCTGATTTGAATTCACGATTCGTAGGTAATGTTGAAGTTGGTGGATTGCTTTTATGCAAAGCACCAAAGGCCAAGATGGATTCGCGCACCGCGCATTTCCAAGCTCAGGCGCAGAATCAAATGGAATCTGTAGACAGTAACTACTTGCGCGAGAATGATCCAAGAATGCCGCTTATGAAACCTGAGCGTAGTTCTAGGACAACTTTTGGTGGAAGCTAGCCCTTTACAGGCGAGCTTCCTAACTTAATTGTAAATTGATAGGAGGCCATTATGGCTACCGTTGCAACCCCCACGGGTGCTGAACCAGTTGATACTTTAAGTGCGAGCGGCTCTTTCACGGGTAAAGTTCGTCACATAAAGATCGCAAATGCTTACGGAACCGCTATTTTTTATGGCGACTTTGTAAAATTTGTTGCGGCTGGCACCATAGAAAAGTCTGCGATAACAACCGCTGTTGTTGCAGGAACTTGCGGTATCTTTGTAGGATGTTCTTACACCGATCCCAACACAAAACAACTGACCTTTAACCAATTATTTCCAGCCGGACTTGCGGCTGATGATATTGTTGGCTATGTTGTTGACGATCCTGATCTTCTGTTCCGTATGCAAGGTGACGAGGCTATAGAGCAAACTGCGCTTGGCAACAACATCTCTGCGGTTAACACAGCAGGTTCAACCTCAATTGGTCGAAGCAAGAACGCGCTAGATGGCGGATCTCATGCAACGACTAACTCACTTCCACTTCGTGTTATTGACTTCGTAGATGGCCCAACCAGTTCTGTAGGCGATGCCTTCACTGACTGTATTGTGACCTATCTTCCCCTTAGTCATGCTTATCACACGAAACTTGGCGTTTAAGGAGTTTTAGGAAATGGCTATTTCACGCGCACAAATGCTCAAAGAGCTACTCCCCGGCCTTAACGCTTTGTTTGGTCTTGAGTATGAAAAGTATGAAGATGAACACACTCTCATTTATGACACAGAGAGTTCTGATCGTTCGTTTGAAGAAGAGGTAAAGCTGAGTGGTTTTGCGGCGGCTCCAGTTAAGAATGAAGGCTCTGCAATCAGCTATGATTCAGCGCAAGAATCCTTTACTGCCCGTTACAATCACGAAACTATTGCGATGGGTTTTGCTATAACCGAAGAGGCTATGGAAGATAACTTGTATGACTCTCTGTCTGCACGTTATACCAAGGCTCTCGCACGGGCTATGGCATACACCAAGCAAGTTAAGTCGGTAAATCCTCTTAACAATGGTTTCACTAACGCTTATCAGTCTGGTGACGGTGTAAACCTGTTTACCGCTGTTGCCGATGGTGTCACTGGCGGTGGCGGTCACCCAACTGTAGGCGGAGGCTTTAACAGCAATCGTCCTGCTACAGGTGCTGACTTAAACGAAACATCTTTGGAGAATGCAATTATCTCAATTGCAGGATACACGGATGAGCGAGGGTTGCTTATCGCGGCTCGACCTACTCGTTTGATTGTACCGGCTAACTTGATGTTTACCGCTGATCGTCTGCTTGAGTCTACTCAACAGTCTGGTACTGCGGATAACGACATCAATGCCGTTCGTAACTTAGGTGCTATTCCAGAAGGCTACTCTGTCAATCACTATCTGACTGACACTAACGCTTTCTTCATTCTGACTGATATTCCAAACGGAATGAAGCACTTTGAGCGTACTGCTCTAGAGACTAGCATGGACGGAGATTTCGATACGGGCAACGTGCGCTATAAAGCGCGAGAGCGTTATTCGTTCGGTGTATCCGACCCACTGGGAATTTTCGGATCTCCCGGAGCGTAGTCCTGCTCTTAACCTGTTAAAGGTTATTTGCACTGTTACACAGGGGGAGTTCGCTCCCCCTTTTAATCCTGACTGCTTGATAGCAGACTAACCCACGACAGGAGAATCACATGGGTAAGACAACTTTTAACGGCCCCGTCCGTTCGATCAAAGGGTTCGATTCTATTTCAGTAAACGGCACAACAGGTGCTGAAACCACAAAATTTTCAGTTAGTGCAACCGGCGACACAGTTATTGAAGGAACTTTACTTGTAACCGGAGCTACAAAATTATCTGGTTCTGTTAAGGCTAAACGCTCTGTAGTTAAGACTTGGGAAGCGACTGGAGCAATTTCAGCGACCTTACAAATAGCTGATTCCGGTGCTATTGTTCTGATTCACGGAACCCTAGACAATGTTATTGCCTTGCCAGCCGCCGCTACTGCTACAGAAGGGGCGTATTTTGACTTCTTGGTCACCACCGCTGTAGGTTCTGGCAAAACAACAACGATTGCTATTCCTGCGGCAACAGGCAGTACCTTCTTGGCTCAAACGCAACTAGCGGCAGGTAACGCGGCTAACCCTGTTATTACAAACGCAGGGGACACGTTTACCTTTGTAGCTGGTTCAGGAATAGGCTCTAGATGCCGAATTACCTGTATAACCGCAGTAACTGGCGGCAAGCAAGTATGGATGGCAAGTTCTGTAGGAACACCTATCTCTACTGTAGGGTAACTATTTTATTGGGGCAGAAATGCCCCTTTGATGGAGGCTGACAATGGCTGATGCAGTTGCAACACAAAAAATTTCAGATGGCGGAAAGTTTGCTACCTTTAAGTTTACTAATGTCAGCGATGGCAGTGGTGAGTCAGCGGTTGCCAAGGTTGACGTTTCTGCGCTAAGTAAAGACCCCGTTACAGGTCAGGCTTGCTCTAAGGTATCTATACTTGGAATTACCTACAGCACCGTTGGTATGAGCGTTAAGATATTCTTTAATGCATCTACAGACGTTCTTGTTTGGCACTGCATTGCAGACTACTCCGACACGTTAGACTTTTCCGGTTTCTCTGGCATTCCAAATAATGCGGGAGGTGGTGTTGACGGTGACATTGATTTTACTACTGTAGGTCATGGTAGCGGAGACACTTACTGTATTGTTCTTAAACTTCTGAAGCATTATGGCTGATAAAAAGAAACGCAAGAAGCAGGTTAACGCTCCTGTAGGAAGCCCTGCGTTTAAAGCTCGTATGGAAAGACAGCGAGCTAGACGCGCTATGGATAAGAAGGGCAAGGATGCTAACGGTAACGGAAAAGCTGACAAGCGGGAAGGCAAGGATATTAGCCATAAGAAAGCGTTGAGTAAGGGCGGTAGTAACAAGGATGGCGTTACGATAGAGAGTAAATCAGCTAATCGTAGCAGAAACTATCAAAAGAAAAAGAAAAAGGGTTCTTAGATATGCCTGCTAAAAAGAAAGCAAAATCTAAAGTAAACGAAGCTGGAAATTACACTAAGCCCACTATGCGAAAGCGTCAGTTTAGCCGCATAAAGGCAGGAACTAAGGGCGGCAAGGCAGGCCAGTGGTCTGCTAGAAAAGCCCAAATGCTTGCAAAAGCCTACAAAGATGCGGGTGGAGGATACAAATAATGAAGGGTGTAAAACATTACAAGAAAGATGGAACTGTTCATGCAGGTGCATCTCACAAAATGTCTGATGGAACGCTACATACTGGCAAGTCCCACACCAAAGCAAGCGTTAAGCTGTTTCATATGAGCGATCTATCTGCTAAGTCTAAAGCTAAGGCTGGCGGCAAAGCAGTTAAGAAGAAAGCAAAAAAATAAATGGCTAGGGCCAAGTCTCAGAAGTCTCTCTCCAAGTGGTCTAAGGAAAACTGGGGAACCAAGAGCGGTAAGCCTAGCGGGAAAACTGGTGAGCGTTATCTTCCCAAGAAGGCTAGGGAGGCACTAACAGACAAAGAGTATGCCGCAACAACTAAGAAGAAAAGAGCGGATACTAAGAAGGGAAAGCAACACAGCAAGCAACCAAAAAAGATTGCCAAGAAAACAGCGAGACATAGATAATGGCTACGCCAAGAAAGGGCAAGGCAAAGGTTAAGGTAACCTCTTCGGGCAAGAAGGTTAGTTACGGACAGGCTGGAAAGGCTAAGGGCGGTGGCCCAAGAGTTCGTGCAGGAACCTCTAAGGGAGATAGTTACTGCGCTAGGAGTCTAGGCATTAAGAAGGGTCTTTCTAAAGAAAAACAAAATGACCCTAACACGCCTAACAACCTGTCTCGCAAACGATGGAAATGCTCTGGGGCTAAATCCAAAAGGAAATAAATATGGCAACGAGCGAAACATATACGTTTGATCTAGACTTAGGCGATGCCATTGAAGAGGCGTTTGAGTTAGCCGGTCTTGAGTTGCGAAGCGGGTATGATTACAAGACTGCTAGGCGTAGTATTAACTTGTTAATGCTAGAGTGGCAGAATCGAGGGCTTAACCTCTGGACGGTTGAGTTTGCAAAGCAGACCTTAACATCTGGAACATTTACATACGCCCTTACAGAAGACAAGCTAGATATCGTTGAGGCATTTGTAAGAACCGATGACGGCAACACTACAAGTCAATACGATCAAACGCTAACTAGAATATCTGGCAGTCAGTATGCTCATCTTTCTAACAAGTTAACAACAGGCAAGCCTTTGCAATTCTGGCTTGAGAAAAAACCTACAGGTATATCTTTTAACTTGTGGCCTGTGCCTGATGCTCGGCAAACTTATAATCTAGGTTTCTACTACATGCGAAGGGTGCAGGATGCAGGATCTCCCGCTTCTCTTAATATGAGCGTACCCTCCAGATATCTGCCGTGCTTAGTCTCAGGGATTGCTTATCAGTTGTGCTTGAAATATTCAGAGTCAAATTCAAAGGCTCCTATTATGAAAGCTGAGTATGAATCTCAATGGACGTTAGCGTCGGATGCAGATAGAGAAAAAGCCTCTATTTATGTATCTCCGGGCGGGTATAAATTTTGAGTAGAACTCAAGGTAAATACGCCTTCGGCTTTTGCGATCTAACGGGCTTTAGGTATAGACTGAAGGATTTGGTGCCTGAGATAGTTAATCAACGCCCTACTGGCCTTCTAGTGGGCAAGGATGTTGTTGATAAAGATCAGCCGCAACTACAGCTTGGTCGGGTAAGGTCGCAAGATGATCAGTCGCTTAGAAACCCTCGTCCAGACAGGGCTTTGATTGAAAGCAGGGAATT